CGTTTTACCGAGCATGATGTCTTTTCCGGTGTGTCCGTGACATACAGTCCATACACCAACAATATCTTTGTATGGTATGTAGCTGACACCTTCCAGACCATCGTTACCACTTGGTCCAGTGATTAACACAGATGCTATAGCAATAGCCCCGCCACTTATCGCCGCTATTACGCTATTTCGTAGTGCCGGTGACATTGCCATTCAATCTGTCCTCGCGCTCTTTGCGCTTGTAGTACCAGTTGATGCCAAATGTGCCGACAGTACAAAGAATACCAATGATGACAGCCCAGTCATTCAGGGAGAGAATGCCACCCATCGCAGTCAGTCCTCCGAAGCTGTAACTGAACCATTCTCTGATTTTGTCCATACGGTACATGCTCTACCCCTTCATTGAGGGGATTTGCTCTATTTAATTAGGAATAAGGTCGATTACTGATAGAACAAATCCAGGCTACTGTGTTTAGTAATCAGATTTGTTCGTGACCGATATGCACGAGCAAAACGGCAGGAGGTTGTTAGCGCAACCTCCTGCCACCCGCTTTCACGAAGCCAGCCATTGAGCTGGTTTTCTTTTATGCAAAGCACACCGCACCGTAGCCACAGCGGATAAGGTGATTATTTTTGTCTGTCTGGTATTTGGTTTGATGTGCTTTCAGAAAGGCCGTGCTTAAAACGCAAAAAGCCCCGAGCTATTAACTCAGGGCTTTATTTAACGAGTGCATTTATCCATCGTTGGGTCAAATTTACCCAACTTTATTCAAAAAGTCAATATCATGCCGTTAATATGTTGCCATCCGTGGCAATCATGCTGCTAACGTGTGACCGCATTCAAAATGTTGTCTGCGATTGACTCTTCTTTGTGGCATTGCACCACCAGAGCGTCATACAGCGGCTTAACAGTGCGTGACCAGGTGGGTTGAGTAAGGTTTGGGATTAGCATCGTTACAGCGCGATATGCGGCGCTTGCTGGCATCCTGGAATAGCCGACTCCTTTGCATCTTCCGCACTCTTTCTCAACAACTCTCCCCCACTGCTCTGTTTTTGCTATATCAACCGCACGGCCTGTTCCGTGGCAATCTCTGCATCTTGCGCCCGGCGTCGCGGCACTACGGCAATAATCCGCATAAGCGAATGTTGCGAGCACTTGCAGCACCTTTGCCTTAGTATTTCCTTCGAGCTTTGCCACACCACGGTATTTCCCAGATACCTTGTGTGCAAATTGCATCAGATAGTTGATAGCCTTTTGTTTGTCGTTCTGGCTGAGTTCGTGCTTACCACAGAATGCAGCCATTCCGAATCCGGCTTGTGATTGCGCCATCCCCATAGCAGCCATCACATCAGTACCGGAAAGAGAGTCAGAAGCCGTAGCCCGTGGTGAGTCGCTCATCATCGGGCTTTTTGGCGAATGAAATTTAGCTACGCTTTCGAGTCTCATCGTCTTCCCCTCTTGCCCTGTTTGACCATCAGGACGCCGTTAACTATTACGTGACGCTCACCTTTGCTGTCTCGGTTGTACTTGAGCACCGTTCCTCTTGCGCAGGAAAGCATCCTCGCCACTTCGGTCTGATTGCCTCGTGTCTGGATAAGAAGCTCTGGTATCGTTTGAATTGTGGCGTTCATGCGTTCTCCAGTTCGGTGATTTTTATTCCAGGCCGTCCGCCTGGTACTTTCACACCACGAATTACGCGAATGTCATCGAATTGCTCGTCGTCTTCCGCAAATCCGGCGTGGATAAGGGAGTCGAGTAAACCTTTCAGGATGTTGTCGAGGTCGCGGCGGCGGGAGTCTGGAACGTCTGCGATGACTTTGATGCGGAGTCGTGATTTGGTGAAAATGTCTAACTTGAGTTGGCGGATGATTTGCTGAACGTCTTTTCGGTATTTCTGGCCTTTATCGCTGATGTAGTATTGGCTTCCCCGTCTTCGCCAGTAGGTGTTCACCGACGGCGGGTATGGAAGCACAAACTGATATTCGTTCATGGCTTAATCTTCCCCTCCTTCAGCAGTATCGCCTGCGTCCTGATCACGCCTTCCAGGTGGTAAAGTCTGGCGTCTTTGTTGTCGAGGTTATGGGTGCGTCGGTCGATTTCATCGTGACACGCGCTACAAGCCCATGCGCCGATCAGGTCGTCAGGCTTCATTCCAGTTCCGCAAATTCCAGCCATCCGGTAATGCGCCAGAACTGTAGTTTCAGGGTTGCCATTGCATACGCCGTAAATACGTACCTGGCATTCTCTGCCGCGTGCTTCTTTGCGTAGGTTAGCCATTTGCCAGCTCCTTCTGTTGCTCATCTTCGTGAGAGAAGTCTTCTCCGTCGATTGGCATGAGTTCATCACTGTAAAAATAAGAGAAACCACCTGAAGGCTCGTTTGTATAAATCGATACATCGCCTTTAACTAACCACCCAGGGGTGTCATCACGCCAACTATGCTTACCTGCACCAGGAAAATTAAATACATATCCGTTTGTTACTTTTTCGATTAACTCAACGCATCTGCCAATTTCGGGTTTGTTTTCTGAAAAAATGACTATTGCGATGCCACCTGCGCGTAACTCACTCATCATCTTCCTCCAGCATTTGTCCGTTAGGGTCTGCCATTAACTCTGCACAGCAGTGCTCACACACGTGAACTTCCAGCACATGCAGTTTATGACCGCAGTTAGCGCACGTTAAAGCTCGCTCGACGCTTTCTTTCTGGTATTGAATGGATTGGGATGGGCTAAGCATTATTGGATTCTCTGCATCATGAGAAAGACAATCATGGCGGCGCGGAGGGGATTTTCATGTATAGCTCGCTTAGATTTACAGTAGGCCACACCGCGTGCACCCCACTCGTCTTCATCGAGATTGATAATGCTAATCCTGTATTTTTCAATAATCGGCCATGCGTCTGCTGGGTTTGCGCATGGGTTAAAGGAACCGCGCTCAACTTCTACTTCAACTGCGTCTCCGTTTACAATGTCTCCCTCAAATGAGACAAACACCATATCGCCATTCTCACCTTCTTTGTAATCCGGTGATCCGTTATGAATAGCTTCGAATACCGCCACGTTAATTTCAAAATCACTTAACTGTGAATAATCCATTGTCATTTCCTCGCACGATGTCTAAGCCACCTGATATCCCACAGGTGAGCCGTGTAATTGAAGGTTTTTACGTCAGATTCTTTTGGGATTGGCTTGCGTTTATTTCTGGAGCGTTTCGTTGGAAGGTATTTGCAGTTTTCGCAGATTATGTCGGTGATACTTCGTCGCTGTCGCCTCATGCCGCCCTCCTGACGCCCTGCCCGATCGCCATCAATGCCGCTTTGGATACGGTAGTAAACATCCGTCGAGGACTGATGAACGGTCGCCAAATCAGCAGCATGGAGCCTTTGCTGTTTCCCTTCTTCTCCAGCCCTGTCGATGGTTCGATAAAATTAATCCGTCCATCAGTGATAATGCGAACTTCGTCAACACTCTCCAGAGCCTTGCTGAACCATCCGACAGACATATCCTCTGGCACAAGCATCACTACCGTCTGTCGCTGTTGTATGCACTGCTCAGCGGCTTTTTCCACCCACGGCCTGATATTGCTGTACGGTGGGTTATTCCAGATTGCACCGTGGCTTACCCACTCAGAATTGAGCGCGTCGTCGGCCTCAGTTAGCCAGTGAGCACACAGAGCGTTTTTGTCGCTCGCTGCCGAATCCAGCCAGAATCCAAACTCAATATCCAGTGCATCAAAAAGCCAAAGCGGCGTTTGCCAGCAGTCCTTGTCGTGTGCCGGCGTATTTGATTTGATAGTCATGCAGCCCGATCTCCCCATCTCGCTTTCCACTCCAGAGCCAGTCGCGCTTCGTCTGACCACTTAACGCCACGCTCTGTACCGAATGCCTGTATAAGCTCTAATAGCTCCGCAAATTCGCTTACACGCATTCTGCTGGTTGACTGGCCTATTACCACAAAGCCATTCCCGGCAAGGTTAGGAACAACGTCCTGCTGCTTTAATGCTGCGGTAAACACACACTTCCAGCTTTCTGCATCCAGCCAGCGACCATGCCATTCAACCTGACGCGAAACGTCACCAAGACAAGCCCAAAGCTTCCGATTTTGGTCTAAGCTGCGGTTGCGCTCCTGAATGGTTACTACGATTGGTTTGGTTGGGTCTGGAAGGATTTGCTGGATGGCTTGAATGGCGTTCTGCTGATGGACGTGGCTTCTTAGTTCAAACGTTAGTTTCCTCATGGGATGAACTCCAGTGTGCGATGTTAAATTCCCATTTAATTACCTTTGCATACCCAATTTTGAACCCATCAATACCTATCCACCGCTTGCCACTCCAATAAGCTGTACCACTATGCTTGAAATGATGTGGATGCTTAGATTAAGTGGTCACTGTTACAGGTAAATATGGCTTCGGGTATTCCCCATTCCCTGGATAACCAGATTTAATTCTGCTCATTGATACCCTCTCTCACTTAATCGCCTCCACGCTTCGTTAAACTCTTCTCGGGTTGCGCCGGATTTTCTTTCTTCAAACATCATGCATTCGCTGATGTCTCCCCATGACTTTGGTCGCTTTTCAGCGAACAGATCATCCCATTCGAATACCCAGCGGCCTGATTTTCGGTAGTGGTAAATGGTCAGCCATGTTGTGCTGTTCGCTGGATACCCATAGAGAACTTTGACTTTTTGATCACGGTCTTTATGCTTTTTCAGCAGGATAAAGCCAGCAACCAGCGAAGCTCCGGCAAGAATGATGATTGGAATTTGCCCGTCAGCCACGATTTACTCTCCCCCAAATAAAAAAGCCTGCGATTACCAGCAGGCCTGTTATTAGCTCAGTGATGTAGATGGTCATCAGAATCCTCCTTTCTTCTTGGACTGCGGCTCCTCGCGTTCACGGCGGCGCATTTCAGCAGACTGTTGGTCTGTGTCATAAATAGCGCCATTTGCCTGAATGCAATACACCGTGCCGGTATTGCCATGACGGTTGAGACGAAGGATTAGTTCGGTTTCACCAGGTGGAACACTGTCATCAAAAGCACCTTCACGATGGATCCCCACCCAATAATCGCAATCCTGTTCAATCTGCCCTGTATCGCGCGAGTCACTTGGTAATGGGCGTTTATTGGTTCGGCTTTCCAGTGCGCGGTTAAGCTGCGTCAGAAGCACAACAACGCAATCAAGCTCTTTGGCAAGGTTCTTCAGTCCTTTGGTGATCATGCCGTAAGCAAGGTCGTTGCGATCGGCCTTCTCAGCGGTCATTAGTGTCAGGTAATCGACCAGAATCATGCCAACACATCCTTTTTCTCGCTTGATTCGACGGCTTTCGCTGACGATTTGAGCCAGAGATAATCCCGGCGTGTCGTCGATGTAAAGCATGTCGATTTCACTCAAGCGATTGGCTGTTTCGATCGCCCTGTTGAAGTCACCATCGTAATCACCCTGATAGCCGTCATCGGCGTCATTTGTCGCCGGAAGGTAAAAAATATTCGGGTTAACACCAGACTTCTGCCCTACCAGTTTTTCCAGTATCTGATCACCTGGCATTTCAAGGCTGAACATCAGAGCGGGCTTTTTCTCATACACTGCGCAGTTGATTGCCATCTGGCTGTATAGCGTCGTTTTCCCCATCTTAGGGCGAGCGCCAATGACAAACAGAGAGCCTTTCACCAGACCTTTCGGTGACAGCATCCTGTCCAGCGATGGGATCCCTGTGCTCATTCCTCGTTGTTCGCCTGACGGGTCAAATCGCTTCTCAAGGTCGCTAACCCAGTCTTCCATGACCTCACCAAATGAGCGAAGGCCGCGACGCGATCCGGTTTTTGCATGGTCTGTCAGTTGCGTGAAAATTGCCTGAATAGCTTCGTACTTCTGCGTTGCAGTCATTCCGTTGCGGGAATAGAGCAATTCCGTCGCTTCAGTCATGCGGTTGATGGCGTAGCGTTCCATTGCGGTTTCACGAACCTGCATTGCATAGGCAACGATGTTTGCTGCGCTTGGCGTGTTCTTTGCGATCTCAGCGATATAAGCAAAACCGCCAACAGACGCCGTTAACGATTTACGCTCCAGTTCATCGAAAAGCGTCAGGCCATCTACTGGCTTTTGCTCACGGTGCATTCTGGTTATTTCTTCGAAAAGGATTTTGTGTGGTCGGCTGTAAAATGAATCAGGCTTCAGCATTGCCAGAACTTTCTGGACGCGCTCACTGCTGTCATCATCCAGAAGCAATCCACCAATCACCGCCTGCTCTGCCTCGATGCTATGGGGCGGCGCATAAAAATTATCGGTCATCGTGTTCACCCTCACGAACTTTCAGGTAGGTATTATCGTTAAGCAGGTAATCAAATCCCTTTTTGTGCCAGACAGTTCCGCGTTGATGGTTTGGACGCTCTTCGAACATCCATCGACAATTTTCGCCTACGTAGCTCAAATAATTTCTCCAGTCCTGCATCGTGAACCCATGCCCGTCAAGCTGGCGGGTTATCACTCCGGCTTTGCGCCAGAACGTTCGGATCTGGTTTTTACGCTTGTCATTCAGTGCGCGGATTCTTGGCGCTTCAGGAAGGATTTCGTGGTAAGCATCGACAACATCCTGACAGCTGACGGAAGGTTTTTTCTTGTCAGACTTTTTGTCTGCTGTGGCACTCTCTAATACGTCAGTATTAGAGATAATATTACTATATTCTTTATCTGTGGTAATTTGCTGGTAATCTGCTGGTACAGCATTGCTTACAGGCATTGGTATTGCTGGCTTTGAGGTGGTAATTTGCTGGTAATCTACTGGTACAAAATTTGACTGATAATCGTCATATTTCTCTACCGAGAAAACTGAGAATTTACCGTGTGAAACCCAGTCAATCATGCCGAGTTTTTTGAACTTTCTAAGCAGGTACTGAACGCGATCTGGTTTGAGTCCTGTTTCAAACGCCAGAGAGTTTCTACCGCCAAGTAGCTTCCCTCTGCCTACCAGAATTTCTCCTGCGTCAGTCATTACATACTCAGGCGTATGCTTTGCTTTGAGGATTAAGTGAACCCACAGATGTGCAGCTTCTGCGTCCTTGTAAAACGGCACATCCATAATTTTACGGTGCAGCAAGGCATACCCCTTACCGCTGCTTTGATGCGGTTGTTGTAGCCTTCTGGCCTCTCTGGCTTCGGCTAGATTAGATATGTTACTCATGACCTTTCTCCTTCTGCATCAGCTTCACCTTTTCCAACTCAGCCCGGAATCGACCAGGCTGCTTGAAGCTGGACAGGAAGCGATCACGTAGTATGTGTTTGTGAATTTTGTCCTGGTAAGGACTGAGTTGTTTTGTCATAATGACTCCTGTGGATTGATCCAGTAATTCCCTCAGAATTGCATATCAATTTGCTTAAAATCCTCGGTGGCGGCCGGGGATTTTTTCTTTGTGATTCCATCAAGCGCATACTTAAAAGCCCTGCTAATCGGACTGATGTCCGATGCCATTCCGAAAGCACACAGAACCGAAGCAATAAACCGCCAGTCCGTTCTGCTTATCTTCGATTCATGACAGCCAATCATCTTTGCCAGACCGCGCTGGGTAATCGCTGACAGGTTGATAAGTAAATCTGTTTCTGCGCGATCAACGTCGCGCTGTGATAGTTTGCTGTAACTTGTTTGTTCCATTTCTTACTATTTCCATAGGTAAATAATCACTAATACTCATCTTTCGATGAGTGCTTAATTAGTTACCGCGTTGTCGGCGGTGCAGATTGATAAAGAGCGATGTTACTTATGCAGCCAGAAGGTTCTTTTTGCTTATTTCAAGCATTTCGCTTGCTTGATATTTGCCACCAGAAATCTCTTCGATTTTTGATGCATATTTCGTTTTCCCAAAAAACTCAGTCTTAGGGAGGAAGCCGTTTTTAAGCCACTTATAGACAGCCCTTTCGCTAACTCCACAAGCCTTCGCAACTTCAGGGATGCCGACACCTTTAATCGGCTCATCAAGATTTTGCATAGGAATATCCTTTTTCGTACTTTCAGTACGCATTATGATTGAACTGAAAGTTTTTGCAAGTGCTTTAGTATCGTACTCATGGTTCAGAATGAAAAAGTGCGCAAAGAATTCGCCCAGCGGCTAGCGCAAGCCTGTAAAGAAGCTGGTCTTGATGAACATGGTAGGGGGATGGCCATAGCCCGTGCCCTTTCTCTTTCGTCCAAAGGCGTTAGCAAATGGTTTAATGCTGAGTCTTTACCGCGTCAGGAAAAAATGAATGCGCTTGCGAAATTTCTAAACGTTGATGTTGTTTGGCTTCAGCACGGCACTTCGTTAAATGGAGCGAATGATGAAGATACTCTTTCATTTGTTGGCAAATTAAAAAAAGGGTTAGTGCGCGTGGTTGGTGAGGCAATTCTTGGTGTTGATGGTGCCATCGAGATGACCGAAGAGCGCGATGGGTGGCTCAAGATTTATAGCGATGATCCAGATGCCTTTGGTCTTCGTGTGAAAGGAGACAGCATGTGGCCCAGAATAAAATCAGGAGAATATGTACTCATTGAGCCTAACACCAAAGTATTCCCGGGTGATGAGGTGTTTGTCAGAACTGTTGAAGGACACAACATGATCAAAGTTCTTGGCTATGACAGAGACGGAGAATACCAATTTACAAGCATCAACCAGGACCACAGGCCAATAACGTTGCCTTATCATCAAGTAGCAAAGGTGGAGTATGTGGCTGGTATTCTGAAGCAATCTCGCCATCTGGATGACATCGAGGCAAGGGAGTGGCTGAAAAGTTCGTGACTTCATCGTCACATAGCTGGTAACCAGTGGCCTGAAGAGACGTTTGGGTGAGTCCAATTGTGATTTATGAACAGTCAATTCCGCCAGATTGGTGATGATGACAAGCCGCTATGGCTTAGCTTCAACATGAATACATTCATCGTAACCACAGCAGGGAGTTTAACGAATGAATTCTATTGAAAATCATGATGTTTATGTGTATACAGGCGATATTCATCGTGATGGTTATCTTGATCTCACCAATGAAATCAAGAAACGTAAGTCACAACATGGATTAAAAGAGAATGTTATCTTCTGTGTTGCTACTTATGGCGGTGATCCAAATGCAGGTTATCGTATAGGTAGAGCTCTACAGCACCATTATGAAACGGTAACACTTTTAGTTGTTGGACCATGCAAAAGTGCTGGTACACTAATAGCTATAGCAGCCAATAAACTTGTTATTGGTGACATGGGGGAGCTTGGGCCATTAGATATCCAACTGAAAAAAAACGATGAAATAGGTGAGATGAGTTCTGGTTTAGCTATCATGACAGCTCTTGATGCTCTAAAGGAACGCTCTATTTCAGCGTTTAACTCACACCTTGTTAAGATAAGATACGAAAATCAGATAAGTACCAAAATGTCTGCTGATATCGCGACCAGACTTACAGAAGCGTTGATAGCACCTATGGCCGCACAGATAGATCCAATAAAGCTTGGTGAACATCAGCGCGCAATGAGTATAGCTATCACTTATGGCCAACGATTAGCAGACAAACCAAGCAGCCTAAAAGAAGGGGCGTTAGGCAAACTAATAGCCTCATATCCTTCACATGGATTTGTTATCGACAGAAAAGAAGCCAAGGAACTTTTCAAGTGTGTTGAGCATCCTAAAGGTATAACAGAAATACTCTATAATCTTTTCTGTGACAAAATTCATAATGGTGACATTCCAACATTTGGAAAGCCGAGGGTTATTGATTGTACAACGTATCTACAAAAAGAGGAAAAAGCTAATGCCGAAGAATCTGCAACCGGAGATGGAAATTCTCAACAAGATGTTGGAAAGCCAGATCCAAGAAGGTCACGATCTGGCAAAAAAAGCGGAACAACACCTGAACGAGATCAAGAAGGAATTGGAGCCGTATCAATTCAACCACCAGATGAACAGCAACCTAATGCATGATCTCTTTGCTCTGTAATTAATTCCTCACAACCCGGCCTCAGCGCCGGGTTTTCTTTGCCTCACGTTCGCCCTCCCATATTTAATAGCCGCAAATGTGGTAAACCGCGAACCAACTCACCAGCAATACTCCCTCCAACTACAGACCAATCTGCAGCATTTACAAAAATAAATTTCCTTATATATCAAAATCATATCTCGCTGCATTAATAAATCACAAAAATTTCGTACCAATAGTTCTTGATAATATCGAACTATTGGTTCATTATCATCACATCAGCAGGACGCTGGAAGCCAAACGGAACAGATTGGCAGGCTCTTTAACTTCGATGGGGCGCTGACAAAGCGCAAACAGATACCAAACGAGATGGGTTTGGCGGTGATGTGAATTGCAGCTGCAACGACAGCAACCAGAAGATCAGCATCTGGCGCATCACCACCAAAGCCATTTCACATGAGGAAAATATCATGACGGTAATCGTGTACGGGAAATCAACATTTGCAGGAAATGCCAAAACTCGCCGTCATGAGCGGCGCAGAAAGCTGGCTATCGAGCGTGATGCCATCTGCAACATCATCGATTCGATCTTCAGTACAGACAGTGAGGAACCTGTTCAGGAAGCCCCGAGAAAGCGTTTAAGCCTTTCTGAAAAAGCAATATCACTCGGAAGCCTTCGCTGCAAGAAGGCAGAAGAAGTCGAGAGTAAACAGAACCGTATTTACTACCGCAAGCCACGCAGTGAAATGGGTGTGACTTGTGTTGGTCGCCAGAAAATGAAATTAGGCAGCAAACCACTTATTTGAGGTGAGATATGGAAGAAGAATTTGAAGAGTTCGAAGAGCATCCGCAGGATGTGATGGAACAGTACCAGGACTATCCGTATGACTACGACTATTGATACAAATCAATGGTGTGGACAATTCAAGCGATGCAATGGATGCAAGCTGCAATCGGAATGCATGGTTAAGCCTGAAGAAATGTTTCCTGTAATGGAAGATGGGAAATATGTCGATAAATGGGCAATACGAACGACGGCAATGATTGCCAGAGAACTTGGTAAACAGAACAACAAGGCTGCCTAATGGTGGCCTTTATTTTTGGCATAAACAACAGAGACTAACATGGAATTTAAAGGTACTAGGAAAAATTGGCGAGAAGCCAATTTTGCAGGCTTAATTTTATTTTCACACCCGGGAATGGCCCTATCCGGTAAAGAAACAGAAGAGGCCGTAGCAAATGGAAGATTAGCTATGGCTGCACCGGATTTACTTGAAGCACTTCAGTTATTACTTAAGCAAGCCGAAAATAGAACAACGACAACATATCCAGAATGGTATGGAGCTGTTAATAAGGCTCGCGAAGCTATCAAAAAAGCCATAGGTGATGAGTAATGAATAAGAAATACATCGTTGAAGTTATAGAGCGAGAAACGAAAGAAGTAATTAAACATTTCGAATTTGATAATTATAGAAAAGCTGACCGCGTCGAAGAAGGATTGTTGCGACAAAGTAATCTCGAAAAATTTGATGTTGTCATGCGATGCGAATAAGCACCTATAGCAGATTTGCGAGTCTGCTATGTGAGCAATGTCGCTCGTAACTAAACAGGAGCCGACTTGTTCTGATTATTGGAAATCTTCTTTGCCCTCCAGTGTGAGGGCAATTTTTTTGACGGAGGATATATATGAGTGAAGTAACAGATTTAGTTGTTATTGAAAAAGCAAATGCAATGACTGTATTTCAGTCTGCCGACCAGATTGAAGAAATTCTCCAAAAGGTTGAACGTGAAGTTATGTCCTTTGTGCCTGATATCACAACGGCAAAGGGCAGAAAGGAGATCGCTTCTCTGGCGTATAAAGTTGCGCAGACGAAAACATATCTCGATGGTCTTGGCAAAGACCTTGTTGCTGAACTGAAGGAAATTCCAAAGCTAATTGATGCCAACCGCAAGACAGTGCGCGATCGCCTTGATGAACTGAAAGCAAGGCTCGCCAGCCTCTTACTGATTATGAGGAGGAACAGGCGCGGATTAAAGCCGAAGAAGAAGCTAAGGCAGCAGCTGAAGCTCTCGCAAAGCAAATTGAGTCTGACCATGAAATAGCGATTTTGATGGATCGCGAATTTGACCGCCAAAGAGAAGAGGCAAGACTCAAAGCGGAGCAGGAAAAGCGAGAGCATGAAGAACGCTTAAAAAGAGAAGCTGAAGAGAAAGCCAGAGCAGAAGCCGAAGCAAAGGCAAAAGCCGAAATTGAAGCAGCAGCAAGGCGAGAAGCAGAAGCTAAGGCCGCAGCGGAACGTGCAGAGCGTGAACGCATTGAAGCCGAGCAACGAGCACAGCGCGAAGCAAAAGAGGCAGCAGAACGAGCTGAAAGAGAAAAGCAGGCGGCAATTGAAGCAGAACGCCGAAAAGCACAGGAGGAGACTGAACGAATCCGGCGCGAGGCTGAAGCAAAAGAGCAAGCCAGAATAGCAGAAGAAAAAAGAATCAAGGAAGAAGAAGAGCGTAGAGCAAAGGATAAAGCTCACCGGAAAGAAGTAAATAACAAAATACTTGCTGACCTTATCAAGGTTGGCGCATCAGAAGATGTTGCTAAAAATATCATAACAGCCATCGTAAAAGGCGAAGTATTCGCAACAAAAATAACCTACTAATAAAACCAACATAAGGAACCACCCATGATTTACGCAATCGCGGGAGGCGCTCGCATGGGTGCCTTCCAACTAAATGAATCTTTACTTGAACGAATCACCCGTAAATTACGTGACGGATGGAAAAGAGTTGAGGTCTTATTATGCGCAATGAAATAGCCATCAATCACCAGATGCTTCGTGCAGCACAAAACAAAGCAGTAATAGCCAGATTTATTGGTGATTCCAAAATGTGGCTTGAAGCAAATAAAGCGATGAAATCAGCTATCAACCTTCCGTGGTATCGCAGGAAATGAGTTTTACAGATAGCTGGTCAGACGAAGAATTCATTCGTCAGATGAAAGAATTAATCGGTAACGAAGGAGATATTCATGTCACTTGCAACCACAGTGAAGGAGAGCAAGTTACAGAGACGCATGTACACGCAGCAGGCGTTAATGTATCGCCAGAAGGGAGATCGTGAAGGTGTTCGCGTATTTTTAAATGCGGCAAAGACTGAAGTATTAAATCAGCGTTATTTCCTTGGGCCATGTCCATTCTGAGAACAAACATATGAGCAAAGAATTTTATGCAAGACTGGCAGCTATTCAGGAGAATCTGAACGCGCCAAAGAATCAGTACAACTCATTCGGTAAATATAAATACAGAAGCTGCGAAGACATTCTTGAAGGCGTTAAGCCGTTACTGAATGGCCTGTTTTTATCAATCAGCGATGAAGTTGTGTTGATTGGTGATCGGTATTATGTGAAAGCCACGGCAACTATTACCGATGGCGAAAACCGCCATACGGCAACCGCTCTCGCAAGAGAGGAAGAAAGCAAGAAAGGAATGGATTCTGCACAAGTTACTGGAGCTACAAGTTCTTATGCGCGCAAGTATTGCCTCAATGGTTTGTTCGGCATTGATGATGCGAAAGATGCAGATACAGACGAGCATAAACATCAGCAGAACGCAGCAGCAAAGCAATCAAAACCATCACTTACACCTGAACAGGTTCTAAAAGCATTCACTGACGCAGCAATGCAGAAAAACACCGTAGAAGAGCTTAAACAGGCGTTCGCCAAAGCGTGGAAGATGCTCGAAGGGACGCCGGAGCAGCACAAAGCGCAGGACGTTTACAACATCAGACGAGACGAATTAGAAGGGGCAACTGCTTAATGGCACATTCGATTACAGTAAGACTAAACAAACCCGCAAGAGAGTTTCAGGCCGGGGAAAATATCGGATTCAACATCCGTGCTGGCGTTCAGTATTACGATCGCCAGACAAAAAAGAAAGAATGGACAAACTACAGCGCCGTTGTATTTGCCAAGCCGGGAGCGCAAGCGGATTACTATCGTAGCGTTCTGGTTGAAGGTGGAATTGTGGAAATTACCGGAGAAAACATCAGGGTTGATGTTTATCAGGGGCAAAATGGTCAATCAATCACTCTTGAATTACTGAATGCAAAGATTGGATTTGCAACTTCAGGAAACAGCCAACAGCAACAAAGTAACAATCATCAAAATCTTCCTGAATACGACGATTCAATTCCCTTCTAAATTAGCAAAATAAGGATTCCATTATGCCAGCGCCTCTGTATGGTGCGGATGACCCGCGCCGCTGTTCCGGCAATTCCGTATCGGAGGTGCTGGATAAATTCAGAAGAAACTACGATCGGATAATGTCACTACCGCAGGAAACGAAAGAGGAAAAAGAATTTCGCCACTGTATATGGCTTGCAGAGAAAGAAGAACGAGAGCGAATTTACCAGACATCAATCCGACCATTCCGCAAAGCCACATATACCCACTTCCCTGAATATATCGACCCGCGCCTGCGTAATTACCGCTCACGCTATGGCGCTATCAGTAATGACTGAGGAATTTACCATGAGAGGACTTGCATACAATCCCGGTATTCTTCCGGCAGAAATGATTATTCGCCAACGCGTAAAGCCAATGCCATCGAGAGAGGAATTGCTTAAGAGAAATTCTTTTCCTTCAGTGAATCAAAACAAATATCTGAATGCGATGTGGCGCAAAGGAGGCAACCAGTGAGTAATTCAGCACGACTACAGCTTGGTTTTTCACCGCTATCAAAAACTATCATGCTGGCAAAAATGCGCGATGTTGAAGGTGGGCGTATGCGCGTTGGCAATGATCCAGGTCGTGATGTTACCAATGAGGCTGCTCAATTGGTGTGGCAACTGGTCATGGCTGAAGGTGGTGAGATCGCGTGGGAGCTGGATGATGGTTCTCGCATGGTGTTGAAGGCAGAAAAACAGGAGGCAACCAATGAGCGAGATTGACAAACAGGCGCTGCGAGAAGCGGCAGCGAACGCAAAAATCGCTGGAGAGGAACCGGTTATGCCGTTCGACCAGCGAATCACTGCGCTGAACGACTTTATGAAGCATTGCACTCCCGCCACAGTGCTGGCACTACTGGATGAACGGGAAAGAAACCAGCAATACATCAAACGCCGCGACCAGGAGAACGAGGATATTGCGCTAACGGTAGGGAAGCTGCGTGTTGAGCTTGAGGAAGCAAAATCAAAACTCAACGAGCAACGCGAGTATTACGAAGGTGTTATCTCGGATGGGAGTAAGCGTATTGCAGAACTGGAAGCACGGGAAATAAAACCAGCCAAAGGTGAAGTTCTTGTCGTTGTTTCTGGTTTTACTGGTTGCGGAAAAAGCGCCATTGCCGGGGAAATAGAAATCGCGATGAAGGCTATTGGTGTACCGGTTCAGTGGACTAATGGCGATGCGGAAAAGCGCATGACTGGCGCTGACTGGCTGACAGCGATTGAGATGTACAAACCAACTGTGCGCATCGTGGAAGTTAATGTGCCACGCGCCGCTGGCATTCGCATCAAAGGAGAGTGAGATGAACGGACAAATCTCAATTGTTCGACCGGGAGCATGTGACGATCGCGAGATACGAATGATTATTCGTCTGTCGATGGGGAAAACAATAACGGCTCTCATTACTCCAGAAAATCTCGCATTAGCATTAACCGGAAAGTCAGACCTGCCAGTAGAGCTAAAGCTACGAAATGTTGAGATTAAGGTGAAATAGCATGAATTCTATTACCAAAGAACGTATCGAATTATTCATTAAAAATCCGCTTGAAAACGGGCTTACCCGTGGCGAACAAATGGAACTGGCACGAATTGCACTGGCATCACTGGCAGCAGTATCGGATGAACGAGCAGCCTATGAATTATTTATGGAGAAGCGTTTCGGGGAATCTGTAGATCGCCGCAGGGCGAAAAATGGCGATAGAGAATACATGGCATGGGATATGGCGCTTGGCTGGATTATCTGGTGTCACCGCGCCGCCATGCTTCAGGGAGGCCAACCTGTAAACCAAACTTACAACTTGCCAGAATTAATCGAAGGCATGGAAGTTTCCATTGATGTAAGCACTTGTGATGCTGATTTAGGTAATCGCTATTTCGGCACCGTCACCGAGGCGTTAGAACTTGATACTGCCAAGAATGGTTACATCCTCCTGGTTCAGGACGCAGAGCCAAACTTCGATGTAAATGGCAACTCTCCGGGAACTCCGGATAGTTGGATAAGCTGTAGTGATCGAATGCCTGAAAAGGGCCAGAACGTGCTTATTTCGGTGAATTTCGATAGCTCTCTGGTTGAAGCGCTAATATGCTCCGCACGCTATACCGGAAGCACCTTTCGGCGCGGAGATGCAACGATTAAGCCGGGTAATGGTATTGAGCAAGCAACTCACTGGATGCGGCTA